ACATTGAGGGCGCAGGGATAGCCCAGCTCCAATGGGGCGGCCTGGAGATTGCAGAAGGGTGCAGGGATGGATATCTGTACTGCAAGCACATCAAGCCGTTTGCAATGGAGTTGTATAATAGGTACTGGACGGCCTGGGATGGGCCGCCGGAGGAGGAAATCTGATGGACATTGAGAAGCTGATTGAGCGGTTGCGCACCGACAGCCTATATGCTGATAAGGCGACACTGGAAATCATGGACTTGTGCATGGAGGCAGCTGACGCCATCTCCACGCTCCAGGCCGAAAATGAGAAGCTGCTGGCCGAGCTAGACGACTTGCGCATACAGTGGGATATGTACGGCGGGGACGTGGGGATTACTGCCGTATACGAGGAGCTGGAGCAGGTGAAACAGGAGAGGGATGCGGCGGTCGGCGACATGGAGGCACTGATGTGGTACAGCGGAGAAGGTTGCCAGATTTGTGCCAATGCCGTTGAGGTACACAAAAGGCCGTATGTCCGATTGGATTGTAAACTGGGGTCGGGGATTGATTGCAAGCCGAAATGGCGCGGCCAGAAGGAGGGCTGACATGAAGCGGCTGACATACTTTGACGGCGGGAAATGGCGGCTCAAAATTGGCGACACAGAGTACAGCGGAGAAGTCGCAGACCGCCTCGCCGCCTATGAGGAGACTGGCTTGGAGCCGGAGGACTTCAAACAAACATTTAGTGAGGATACTATTTTGAAGTTGGCTGGGCAAGCCCTTGGCATAACGCCTGACCGCCTCCGCGAACTGGCCCAGACGGACAAAGACGGAAAAATAAAAGCGTACATCGTGGATAGCTTTTATTGCGATATCTGCCAGAAACGGCACGCCAGAACAAAAGAAATTGAGGTCTATTTAACCCGCAACGCTGCCGAGGCCGCACTACGGAGGGAGCAGGATGGCTGATATTCTGACGATCATAGCTGCTGTGGAGTGGATGGCGCTTGGCCTGCTTGTCCTGTGGAAGCTCAAGGGGTGGAATCGAAAGATGGAAGAGTTATACGAAGACATGAAGAAACAGTGGGAGGCGGAGGAATGAAGGAGTACATCGAGAAGGCGGATGCTATCAATCTGCTATGGCTTTTCGCAGACGAATCATGTGCCTCTGTTGTTTCGGACTTTGAGGGGCTCCCCGCCGCCGACGTTGCGGAGGTGCGGCACGCTTTCTGGTCAGATTATGGTTCTGGGGTATGCTGTACAAACTGTGGGGTTTCTTTATTCCATCAAGACGAAAATAACAACTGGGGCATTGAGCCAAGTAAATTTATGTTTTGCCCTTCGTGCGGCGCTCTCATGGACGAGGAGGCCGATCGTGAGACTAGTTGATGCGGATAATGCACGAGAGTGCTTTAGTGGTGATGGGGTGACTGGAGCCGTCATGCAGCGTATGTTTGATAGCCTGCCCACCATCGACGCCGTGCCTGTGGTCAGATGCCGGGAGTGCAAGTATCACAAACCAATTGATTATTGCACGAAGCACAAGCAAACAGGTTGGTTTGATGATGATTTTTGCAGCCGGGGCCAGAGCAAGGAGGCCGACCATGAGTAACCTGATATTTATGGATGCTGAGTGCCCCAACTGCGGCGGAAACTGTGGGAACGGAGGGCGTGGAGATACCGTCTATTGTCCATCCTGCGGCTGGAAGGGGAAAATCAAGGGCGCCGAAAATGACATGAAATTTATCGAGGAATATATTCGGTTTTGTATGGAACGGGATAGGAGGGCCGCCCATGAAGTTTCGGAACCCTGAGACAGGGGAAGTATTTGAAACTCATTGTGACACGTGTGGGGCAGGAAGCTCTGGTTGTAAGCTGGTTTGGAAAAATGTCTCATGCGGACGACTAAAAGAAAATCCCTACGAAGCCGCCCGCCTGATGGGGTTCGAGGTGGTGGAGGATGATACATTAACTTTGGGGAAAGCCATCGAAAAGTACCTGAAAATCAAGGAGGAGGACAACATGGACAAGCCGAGAATTTGCGAGGTGCTTGGGGTTGAACCAGAAGAAAAGTTTGAAATTAGAGGGAACACGTTAGGGCGATTTCGTATCAATAAATATGGGACATTCCAGATTGAAATATCAAATGACTGCTGGGGATTCTCCACTGTGGAATGTCTTAACAATCTCATAAATCATCCAGAAAACATCGCCCGCAAGCCCCGCTGGACGGAGCAGGAGGTGGAGAGGGCAAAGGCTATCAGACTGCTATACCCAGAGGCAGACAGCCTCAATGAATGTGACCCTTACATTAAGGTGTTTAACAACAAATTTGTTATTGCAACGTTAGATACGGCGCTGTTCCCCTCCCTCTGTCCCGGCGAATCCGTCAAACTGGACGAGATTTGTGGCAACATCCACGACGGGGAGGGCGGACAGCGTGAGGAGGGATAACCCTTGAACAAGTTCCGGGAGAGATTGAAGAAGTTGAGGGAGAAGGAAGGGACACAGCCCTGTGTTCTGGCGGAGTTATGTGGCATCAGCAAGAACTCAATTTTGAGATATGAGCGGGATGGAGTGATTCCTGAAATAGTATCTGTTGTAAAAATAGCAGACCATTTCAATGTATCTGTGGATTACTTGCTAGGAAGAACAGACGATCCAAAAGCAATGTAACTTTTCATTATTTCACAGAAAAAGTTGCTGTGATTCCCTCGTGAGGGAATCGGAGAGCATGGTATATGCGAAAATGGGAGTGTGGGAGCGTGTGCCCCTGCGCTCCCATTCCCCTTCCTCCTTCACACGGATGGGGTGGCGTCGGTGCATCTGCCGCCACCCCCTCTGTGTGCAATATGCCGCCGGTCGAACACCACTCCACATTTCGGGGCATGAGGGGCCGCACCCCTCTGGCGGCGAATGACGGTGGAAAGACACTATACCGGGTAGCCTAGAGCGTCTGACGGCCCCGGAGAAGGGACATGACGCCCGCCTGTCATGGAGGCGGAAGCGGTGGCGGTGCCATGACTCCCACCGAGCGCTATCCCGCTGAAAACTACCGGCATTAGTACTGGTGTGACAATCTAAGCGGGACGGCGCACATACGCCGCTCCTCGCCGCATGAGGCGGGCGGTGGCACCAAGAATTGACCGAGAGGTGGTGACATGCCGAATGAACAGAATCTTATACCGATGGATCAGCGAAGCCAGAGCGAAGCTAGAGAACTCGGGCGTGAAGGCGGTCGTGCATCCGGCGCGTCACGGCGGCGAAAGCGTAGCCTGAGAGAAGCGGCAGACCTGTACCTCTCTCTCCCGGTGGCGGACAAGCGGGCATGGAACAAGCTGGCCCGTGACGGCGTAGAACCGGAGGATGTGGATAACCAGATGGCGGTGATTGCGGGCCTGACCCTAAAGGCGGCCAAGGGCGACGCGAAGGCGGCAAAGGTGCTGTTTGACTTGTTGGGAGAGCAGGGGGCGGCGGGCGCCGGCGGTATGCAGGACATGGACGACGATCCGATCACCGCGTCGCTGAAGGAGGAGATGGGAAATGGGCTTCTCTGAAAAGCAGAGGGAGATTCTGCGTTTCCCATACCGGGACTATGATGCGCTTATCTGTGACGGCGCGGTGCGGTCGGGAAAAACCTCAGTCATGTCGTTGTCCTTCTTCCTGTGGGCAATGGGACGTTTCAACGGCTGCGCGTTTGCACTCTGTGGGAAGTCGGTAGGAGCGGTGGAGCGCAACATTGTGACGCCGCTTCTGGCGGTGCAGTATTTGCGGCAGAACTTCACCATTTCCTACAGCCGCTCCGGCCATGTAATTACGGCCCGGCGTGGGGTGCGGGAGAACCGCTTCTACCTGTTCGGCGGCAAGGACGAGAGCTCCTACACGCTGATTCAGGGTATCACCCTGGCGGGGGTTTTGCTGGACGAGGTGGCCCTGATGCCCCGCTCTTTTGTGGAACAGGCCATGGCCCGGTGCTCCGTGACAGGGGCAAAGCTATGGTTCAACTGCAACCCGGAGGGGCCGCAGCACTGGTTCCGGCAGGAGTGGATTCTAAAGGCGGAGGAGCACAAGGCCCTCCATCTGCACTTCACCATGGAGGACAACCCGGTGCTGGACGAGGCCACCCGGGCCAGATACCGGAGCATGTATTATGCCGGGGTGTTCTACCAGCGGTACATTCTGGGCCTGTGGGTCATGTCGGAGGGGCTTATCTACGACATGTTTGACCAGACAGAGAATGTCTACCGGACGCAGGAACGCCCGGTGGATCTGGAATGGGTTTCCCAGAGAACCGTGGCCTGTGACTACGGTACCGCCAACCCTACGGTGTTTCTGGACATCTATGACCACGATGGAGTGATCCGGGTGGACAGGGAGTACCGCTGGGACAGCCGGAAGGAGCGCCGGCAGAAGACCGACCAGGAGTATGCCGACGACCTTCTGGACTTTCTGGGCAGGGAATGGTGCGCGGTGATCGTAGATCCCTCGGCGGCCTCGTTTATCGCGGAACTGAGGCGGCGGGGGGTGTATGTCATCCCTGCGGAAAATGAGGTGCTGGACGGTATACGCAAGACCGGAAGCCTGTTTCACCGCAGAAAAATTCTGGTCAGTGAAGCCTGTGCCGGCCTGCTGGACGAACTGGGCACCTATTTGTGGGACGAGAAGGCGGGCCAGCGGGGGGATGAGAAGCCCCTGAAGGAGCGGGACCACGGGCCGGACGCCCTGCGCTATTACATCAATTCACTGCCGGACTGGAGGTTCGAGTAAGTGTCCAGACGCAATAAAAGCCGCCCCAGGGGCGCACAACCAAATACCGAGGCGGTGAGCGTACAAGACGCATTTTCCAACCCGCTGTTCCGGCTGGGCTATGGCTCCCAGTCGCCGCTGGAGGCCACAGAGTATCCGCTGACCCGGATGACGGACAACTACGCCCTGCTCAACTCCCTCTACCGGGACAACTGGGTAGTACAGAACGTGGTGGGCATCATCCCGGACGACATGACAAAGAAGTGGTTCGCTCCCGCCGGAGCGGTGGGGCCGGAGCACCTGAAGGAACTGGATCGCGTTCAGCGCGTGACGGCGCTCCGGGAGCGGGTCAACGAGGGACTGCGGTGGGGCAGGCTGTACGGAGGCGCCGCCGGACTTATCATGATCCGCGGACAGGAGGGGATGCTGGGCCAGCCACTGGAGCTGGAGAGCATTTACCCCGGTACCTTCCAAGGGCTTTACATACTCGACCGCTGGCAGGGCGTGGTACCCGGTATGGAGCTGGTATTCGAGGGCGGAGAGCCGGTGCCCGCCTATTACTCCATCACCGACGCCAGGGGGAACACGGTGGCGAAGGTGCACCACTCAAGGCTGGTGCGGTTCACCGGCCGCGACCTGCCCTTCCTGGAGCGGGTGGCGGAGCTGTACTGGGGAGAGTCCGAGGTGGAGGCCCTATACAATGATGTGGTTAAGCATGACAACGTGGCCGCCAACATGGCCGCGCTCACCTTCCGGGCCAACGTGGACACCATGGAGGTGCAGAACCTGGACCAGCTCTTTTCCGTTACGTCCGGGGAGCAGCAGAGGCGGTTCTGGAACGTGATGCAGGCCCAAAGCGTGATGAAGTCCAATTTCGGCATGCAGTTGGTCAACCGGGGCGACCAGATTAAGAATACCCAGTACACCTTCACCGGGCTCCAGGAGGTCTACGACTCCATGTGCCTCGACCTGTCCGGCGCGTCCCGGATTCCGGTGACCAAGCTGTTCGGACGCTCCCCGGCGGGGATGAACGCCACCGGGGAGAGCGACCTTCGGAACTACTATGACTACGTGGACACGCTGCGGGAGGCCAAGCTTCGGCCCATTCTGGAAAAGCTGCTGCCGGTCCTGGCCATGTCAGCCTGGGGGGCGGTACCCGACGGGCTGGACATCACTTTCCCGCCCCTGTGGACGCCCACGGCGAAGGAGGTGGCCGAGATCGCCAAGACCAAAAGCGAAGCCATCGTATCCGGCTATCAGGCGGGGCTGCTCAACGTGGACACGGCCCAGAAGGAGCTCAAGAAACTGGCGGACGAGACCGGGATGTTTGACAGTATTTCCGAAGAGGAGATCGCGGCCAACGCCGGGAAAACCTACCAGGACGTGACCGCCCTGCGCGACCCGCTGGCTGGGATGGGGTATGGAGGAGAGGTATCTGCCCCTTTTGAATCAATTGCACAGGACGCGGCAGTGATGGATTATCCTGGTCAGCCGAGAGAGAAAAACGGCCGTTTTTCCGAAGGAAAAATGTTGACTGAGGGAATCAAAAGTGGTAAGATTCCCCTCCTGGACAGAACCGTTGGAAGAAACCAAACTGTAACAGCAATGGGACAGGACGGCTCTATGGAACGGTATAAGCTGGCGCCGGGCAGTAAAATTACAGATGCGTACATCTTTGCGGGCGGGCCTGGACAGAAGCCAATAAGTGTAGCTCATTTTTTGGAGGGCAAAACAGGAATCCCAGCGTCACAGTGGAGGAAGGCACAAGGGCACGGAGTTGTGCTTAATGCTGGGGCCCAAAAGGGAGCTGTTCTCCATTGGTTCGAGGCAAATGGAGAGATGTATAGCGTAAAAGTGGTGAAATGGGAATGAAAGTCAGGTTTCTTGGCGAGAGCGACCCGCTTATGCTCATGCATGGAAAGGTATATGATGTGACAGCGGTAGAGAACGGATGGTACAGAATTGTAGACGAGGACAGCGAAGAGAATCCTTATGAGGACATCCCAAGCGGGTATCTCTATCCGCCGGAATTGTTCGAAATTGTGGAGGAATAAATGCCGTCACTGAACCGCACCCCCAATGAAAAGGAGCTAGAAAAGCTAGTCTCCATCTATCTAAGAGCGGAGACCGCCATCATCAACGAGATTGGGCGGCTTCGCTCCCAGGGCCTGGTGGATTACCACGCTGTGGCCGCCCTGGAGCGGGTGCAGGCCATCCTCCGGCAGATGGAATCAGACTGCTGGGAATACGTCCCAAAGATGATTGAAAAGCAGTTCTATGTCCGGGTGCCAGAGGCCCGGAAGGCCCTGGAGGTGCCGGAGACGGCGGCCAAGCACGCCGCAGGCTACGCCAACGCGGCCGTGCTCACGGGTGAGCAGCACGCCATTGTGGGCCGGCTGGCGGCAAACTTGATGGGGGAGATAACCGACGCCTCCATGACTGTGATGGCTACCCTGCAATCCGCCCTGTTTGGCCGCGTGGAGCCGGACATATACCGCCGGGTGGGGCTGGAACAGGTGGCGGCGCAGCAGGCCGCAGGACGCGGCGTGAACGCCTCGGTGCCCTCCTTTGTGCAGGCGCTCCGGCGGGAGGGCGTTCGGGCCTTTACCGATAAGGCGGGGCGGGACTGGAGCCTGCACACCTACTGCACGATGGTTTCCCGCACCACCTCCAGGCAGGCGGAGGTGTTGGCGGTGCTCACCGCGGACCCGGAGCACGACCTATACATGATATCCAGCCACGGCACTACCTGCGCCCTGTGCGCGCCCTACGGGGGCCGGGTGTACTCCCGCAGCGGCACAGACCCGGACTTCCCACCCTTGGCGGCGGCGTTCGGGAAGGTAGACCCGGCAGGGCCGGACACACTGGCAAACACGTGGCTGAACATACACCCCAACTGCCTCCATGTGCTGCTGCCCTGGACGGCGGCGGGCCGGACAGATGAGGAGATCCAAAAAATAAAGGATTTCTCCAACCCCAGCAAGAACCCGTTCAGCCGAGACCCGCGGTCGGAGAGCCAGATTGCGGCTTACCGCAAAAAAGAGCGGGCCCGGGCCCAATGGCTGGCGGATTACCGCCAGTGGGAGCGCTACCGGGTGACGCTGGGGGACCGGGTGCCCGGGAGATTTGAGACCTTCCTGCATCAGAAGCGGGAGGACGGAGAGCGGTACCGTCTGTGGCGATTGGATTACCGCAGGAGGGCCGAGCTTTTAGAGCATCCAGAGCGGGCACTTCCCGGAGCAGACAAAGCCAGCGCCGCAGACGCCAAATTTACAGGGTATTTTTTTAACCCGGAAAACCCAAAAGGTTTGGCAAAAGGGCGTGCATTTTCATCGCATTTAGGGTATAATGTAGAAAACTGGCAGATTATGCGCGATGAAATATTAGAAGCGGCAAAAATGTATCCTGTTACATATCGAAGTTCAAGCATTTATGGGAAATTATATTCTCAGCTTGTCATCCTTCAAGGAGTAAACAACAAACCTGCGAATGTGCTTCTAGGCTGGATTGTCAAACCGGATGGCTCGACCTGGTTGACAACGGCCCACATGGAGGAATTTTAATGGCAAAGTATCAGCAATATGAATCTGTTTTGCTTAGAGATGGCCAAATCGGCACAATTGTGGAGGTATTTGAGCCGGATTTTTACCTTGTGGATATCGGGCATTCTCCAAAAGACTGGGATAACATTGATATCACAGAGGCGGATATCTTAAGGAAGGCTACTAAGGAGGAGCTGGAGCGGGAGTATCAAGAATCCATGCGGCAGCTAAGGGAACAGGGAATTTTGGAGTGAAGGAAAATGACAGAGCAAGTGATACGGGCCATTGAGGCCGCGCTCAAGCGTGGACTGCGGGTGGAGTTGCTGCTGGACAAGGATGGAACCATCAAGGTGCAGACGGTATCCCGCAAGAAACTGAATATTGTTCCCACGCCCTGAATGGTGGGCGGGAAGAGCTGAATGGAGCTGACAGGAGAAATCCTGCCGGCTCCTTTTTTATTTGCAAAGTGAGGTGACGGCATGACCTATCTGGAACTGCTGCAAAGGGCGCTGGCCGAGGAGATCGAGGCCACGCGGCTGTATCTGGCCTGTATGGCCCTGGCACCGCGGGAGGATCTGGGGGTGCTGCTGGAGATCAACAAGGACGAGACCGACCATGTGGCGCTGATTTCCTCCCTGATCTCCCGGCAGACCGGCCGGGACGCGGACTATGCCGCAATGGTGCCGGGGGTGGACTGATGGCGGTTGCGTACTATGGCTCCCATATCTCGGAGCACCTGGTCAAGACGCCGGAGGGATACCTGATCTGCTACGATGTGCCGATCAACCGGACCGGCACGCAGATGTATACGGCGGGAGAACTGGGGCTGGAAGGAGAACCGGAGCGGCCAGTGACCGTCTACCGCCTGGAGGAGGACGTGTTCTCTCCGGCGGCGCTGGCCAGCCTGGAGGGAAAGGACATCACCAGGGGGCACCCGGCGGAGATGCTGGCTGCGGAGAACCAGGCTTCCTACTCCAAGGGGCACCTGGAGCATGTGCGCCGGGATGGGGACAACACCGTGGCCGACCTGATTATCAAGGACCCCGGACTGGCTTCTGACGTGGAAAGCGGCGTGCTGAGGGAGGTCTCCTGCGGCTATTATTGCAGGTTTGAACCATACCTGGACGGATACCGGCAGACAAACCTGGTGGGCAATCACGTGGCGGTTGTGCCGAGAGGCAGGGCGGGCCACAGTGTTGCAATAAAAGACCACGCCGCCGGAAAGGCGGAGAAAGGACTGAAACGAATGAAAAAAGAGACCAAAGAGGCGCTCTACCGGTTCTTCGGCCTGGCGGCAAATGACGCTGCACCGGAGGAGCTGGAGCAGTTGACCCGCGATGTGAGTACGGTCGCCACTGCGCTGGACGCCGAACCCGCCGCAAAGGCGCCGGAGGCGGAACCCGCTGGTGATGCAGCCCAGGCTTCTGACGAGATGGTGGAGCGCGCCCCCAAGGGCGACGACATCGGGAGCAAGCTGGACCGCATTCTGGAGATGCTGGAGGCGAAGGCCCGGGGAGGCCGGGGAGAGCGGCCCCTCCACGATGAAGAGGACCTGGACGACCTGATTGAGAAGCTGGCCGGAGAGGAGACGGTGGCGAAGGAGAAGGCGGTCACTATCCCCGCCGAAGAAATGGCGGACCAGTTGATGGAGCCCGGTACACGGGATGCGGCTGTGGCCCTGCTCAAGAAGGTGCGCCCCGCTGTGGCGGCCATCCAGAACCGGGCCGAACGCGCCCGCGTGGTGGATGCGCTGCTCTCCACCATCCAGGGTCCCGATGTGATGAGCGGGATTGTTCAGGCCGCCCGGGACAGCGCACAGAAGGCCGCCGACACGGCCAGGCGCACCAGCTATGAGACTGCCTGCGCCGAGGCGCAGGCCGCCTATGCAGCCCGTAATCCCCACAAGGCGGGGAAGGAGGGGGAATGATGCCCCTTCGTCCTCAGACCATTGGCCGGGATATGTCCCATGGCTTTTCCGGCAGCTATGCCAGACAGCCGGATATGATCGTCACCACCGCCCCTTTGGGCGGAGCGGAGGACATACCCTTCGGGATGCCCCTGGTACGGGGGCAGAAGGGCGAGGTGATCCCCATGGGGGCTGGAAACACCGGAAACCAGTTCATCGGCGTGGCCGGCCGGGAGGTCAAGTCCGCGTCCGAGTTTTACAGCCAGAATGAGGGGCGGTACGGCCCGGGAGAACCAGTCTCCGTATTCCAGCGAGGGTGCATCAACGTAAGGTGCCGGAAGGGCGCTCCGGCGGTGGATGGAACAGTCTATGTCCGGGTAACTGCCAGCGGAGGCTATCAGCCGGGCGACTTCGAGGCGGAGGCGGACGGGGAAAACACTGTGGCGCTGGTCAACGCCCAGTGGGGCGGCCCGGCGGACGGGAATGGCGTGGCCGAGCTGCGCATTGCCTATGTGGGGCCAGTGCCCGCAGCGCAGGGCACTGCGGGGCCTCAGGGCCCCAAAGGGGACCCCGGCCCACAGGGGGAACCGGGACCGCAAGGGGAAACTGGGCCGCAGGGGCCCGCAGGACCGGAAGGCCCCAAAGGGCCAAAGGGTGACCAGGGGCCGGCCGGGCCGTCGTATACACTGCCCGCTGCCGCCGCAGCCACCCTCGGAGGCGTGAAGCAGATGGCCGCCATTGCGGACCTGAGCGCAGCCCCCACGCAGCAGGATTTCAACAACCTATTGGCCGCGCTCCGCACCGCGGGGATGCTGGCTACATCGTAAGGAGTGAATATTATGGGACTCAACCCCCAGGTGATCGGCAAGGAAATGCCCCACGGGTTTGCGGGCTGTTACGCCCGGCAGCCTGACATGATTGTAAACACGCGCCCCGCCGGAGGCGGTGCGCCCATTCCCTTCGGCACGCCGCTGAAATACGACGGAGCAGAGGTAGTCCCCATGGGAGCGGCCGCAACCGCGGCCCAGTTTGTGGGCGTGGCCGGAGCTGAGATCAAGAGCGCGCTCACCTATCTGGACCAGAGTCAGGGCCAGTATGCCCCTGGCGAGCCGGTGAGCGTCTTCCAGCGCGGGGCCATCAATGTGCAGTGCCAGCGCGGCACTCCCGCTCTGGGCGGCGCGGTCTATGTCCGCATCACCGCTAACGGCAGCTTTTCCACCGCCGCTGTGGGAGGCTTTGAGGCAGAGGACGACAGCGGCAAGGTGGTGCAGCTCACCAATTGCCAGTGGGCAGGGCCCGCCGATGCCAACGGTGTCGCGGAGCTGCGTATCCTGACCATGAACAACGCCTGATAGGAGGGACATAGAATGAGCTTTCAGAATGTAGGAACCTACAATGCGGGGGTGTTTACCCCCAAGGCGGCCGGTCCCGCCCCCGTGGGCGGCGTGCCCGTCATGGACGCCGACGGCATCGCCTCTGGGGGCGCCTTTCTAGTGAGTGAGCTGGAGAAGCGCGACCCCCTGATCCGCAAGCCACTGACCAGCTTTACCTATCCCAGGGACATCGTAATCCAGACCGGCGGCGGCTGGGTGGATTACGTGTCCGCCATGAGCGTGGCCTATGGTATCACCGGCGGCGCGGTCAACAGCCCCGTGACGGCCGGCGGCGCCAACGGCATTCCCGTGGTGCAGGCCAGTGTGGACAAGGGGGTATACAAGGCCCACGTGTTCGCCGCCGCCCTGCGGGTGATGTTCCAGGATATGCAGCGGGCCAACTACATCGGCCGCAGCCTGGACAACCTGCTCCAGGACGGCGTGAGAATGGCCTACGACAAGCACATGGACGCCAATGGTTATGTGGGTATCGGGGACTACGGGACCACCGGCTTGGTCAACAACCCAGACGCCACCGAGACCACCGCCGTCAACGGCGCAAAGGGCACCGCCGCCTGGGCCACCAAGACCCCCCAGGAAATCCTCAAGGACGTGAACGACGCCATTACCTCTGTGTGGGCCGCAAACGAGTACGACGAGACTGCTGTGCCCAACCACATCCTCATTCCCTATGAGCAGTACAACTACATCCTCACCACTATGGTTACCGACCTGGCCACCGAGACCATCTATGACTTCCTGCTGAAGAACAACGCGGCGGCCAAGAACGGCGGCTCCCTCTTCATCGGGGCCACCCGGTGGTGCAAGGGCGCGGGTACCGGGGACAAGGACCGGATGGTGGTCTATGTGAACCACGAGCGCTTCGTCAAGATGGACGAGCTGGTGCCCATGAGCCGCATCATGTCCGCCCCTAACGTGGCCAATGTGTGCTACGACACCGCCTACATGGCCAACCTCTCCGAGGTGCAGCTCTTCTACCCCACCTCTATCCTGTACGTGGACGGCATCTGAGGAGGGCGCGCATGTTTGTACTGAGCAAACGGAACATTGTCATTCCCGCCCCGGACGGCTCTGCTGCCGTCCGGCTGCGGGCTGGCATGATGGAGACTGTGCCCGGTTGGGCGGCTGAGACGGACTATTTCCGGGCCCTTGTCAGAGATGGAAAAGTTGTGCCCTCCGGCACTTCCGACAGGGAGGGACAGAAAGCGGCGGAGAAAAAGGTAAAGACCCGACGGGGCGCGGAGACCACCGAGGAATAGGAGGCGGGAGCCATGTTTTACTGGGGCCAGCCGCAATTTTACGGTGTGCGGGCCGCGGCGGCCAACCTTGGCAACAGCGCGGGGAATTACACGGCAGAGCAATTCCAGGAGGATTTCCCGCAGTTCTTTACCGGGGTGGGGGAGAGCTTGCTGCCCAGGACCATGCTGGATGAGTTCATCCGGCAGGCCAATGCTGCCATCCAGCCGGACAAGTGGCTGGACGGATGGCGGTACGCCGCAGGGCTGTATACGGCCCACTATGCCACGCTCTACCTGAAAACCTACGCGCCCTCCAGCGAGACGCCCGGGCAGGCCGCGGCCACCGGGGCGCTGGTGGGGGTGGTGGCCTCGGCCAAGCTAGGGCAGGACAGTGTCACTTATGACACAGACGCCCTCACGAAAGCGACGGAGGACTGGGGCGACCTGAACGCCACCCAATACGGGCAGCTTCTGGCCACAAAGGCCCGGCTGGTGGGCATGGGAGGGAGTTATGTCTTATGAATTTCCGTGACTGGTACACCGATACCGTGGACATCTGGCGGGTGGTTCCGGTACAGGATGGGAGCTTGACACGCCACGAGCGGAGAGAGCTGTACCGGAATATCCCTTGCCGCCTCTATCAGGTGGAAGCGCCGGAGGTCCGCATGAGCCAGGCCGCGGCATCAGCAGACCAAAAGGACTGGCTCCAGTGTGACAACGAAGTGGACATCCAGGCGGGTGACGAGCTCATTATTCACCGGGGGGCGGTCCTCGGCAAGAGCATCCCGGACATACGCGCCTTTGCCTCCGGCCCCAACCACTTTTTTGAGCCCTTCGGGGCTATCATGCCGGGACTGGCCCATCAGGAAATCCGTCTGCTCCAGCAGGAGCGGGTGAAAGGCGGTGCCACATGAGTTATACGGTAAGCCTCCAGCAGAGGATCCAGCAGCTCAAAAAGGCGCAAGCCAACTTGCCGGATATTCTCTATCAAACGGCGAAGGGGGCCACCATGCGGGCCATAGAGGCCGCTGCGGCGGCCACGCCACCCAGGGAGAACGATTTGAGGGGAGTTAATACCCGGGCCGGTGGGTTAAAACAACATTGGGCCACGGCCAGCAAGCCTGAGCCGATGGGCGGGGCTCTTTCCGGCGGATCCTCTTACACCACGATCCTGGCAAACGATTTGGAGTACGCCTCTTACGTAGACCAGGGCCACCGGATGGACAGACATTTTGTCCCGGGGCTGTACGTGGATGAGAATGGGGTACTCAACTATGATCCGGCCCGAAAAGTGGGCTTGGTGGTAGGCACCAAAACCCGGTATGTGAAGGGTGAGTTTATGACCGACAAGGCCAAAGAGGCGTACCAGAAGACCGTTCTGGCCGAACTGGACAAGGAGATCAGGAGGCTGCTGGAATGAACCTGACTGTAACCACCATCGCCAAATCCCTGGCGGACTACTTGGCCCCCTGCTTCCCAAGTGTGGCCTTCTACGAAGACCCCAACCAGCAGGGCAGCCGTACCCCTTGCATGTTCCTCCAGACCCGCTACAACTACCTGACCCTGGAGACCGGCGGGTTCTGGCGGCGGAGGCTGGGGCTTGACCTCACCTATCTGGAGGACTACAACCGCCCGGATTTGCAGCAGAGGTACCAGCGGGCAGGGGAGACCCTGGATCTGCTGATGGAGACCTTCCCCTACTCCGACGGGGAGACGGCGGGAACCATCCTGCTGCGGGCCCATGAACGGGAATGGCGCATAGATCTGGACGCCCTGCACTATCGCTTCGAATTGCTGGAGCGGGTATCTATCCCCGAAGCTGTGGTCAAGATGCAGGCCATGAACTACGACGAGAGGCTGAAAGATGAAAGCTAAAAAGTACCGGCGGGAGATTCTGCTGAAAGCTCACCGCTATGCGAAATATCAGCAGGACTTCCTCGGGGCAGTCCTGCGCAAGAGTGAGTACACCATCGCCGAGGCCGAGAGGGCGGTCAAGGCATTCTTCAAAGACAAGGAGCGTGATTGATATGGCAGGAGGCACCTGGACGAACCAGAACAAGATTCGGCCCGGCGTATACATCCGGTTTACCTCGGACCGGGGGCTGGGGCTCACGGTCAGCGACCGGGGCGTGGTAGCCATCGCGGAGGCCATGAGCTGGGGCCCGGTGGAGACGGTGCAGGAGATCGAGGCCGGGGCCAATATGACCCCCTACACCGGGTATGACATCACCAATCCCAAGAACCGGTTCCTCAACGAGATCTTCAAGGGCACCAACCGGACGGCGGCCCCCAATAAGCTGCTGCTCTACCGCCTGGGGGCCACCGGGCAGAAGCAGGCAAGCGCAGAGGTTTCGCCCCTGACGGCCACCGCAAAGTATCCCGGGGTTCGGGGCAACGATATCTCCATCGTCATTACCGAGCTGACTGACCCGGAGGATGCTTTCGCCGTGTCCACGGTGGTGGGCGGGGAGATTGTGGACCAGCAGACCGCAAAGACGGTGGAGGAGCTATCCGCCAACGACTGGGTGGACTGGAGTGGTACCGGAGCCCTGGCCGCCACGGTGGGAAAGGCGCTCTCCGGCGGCGCCGATGGTTCTCCCGCATCCGCCGATTACACCGACTTCCTGGCAGCCATCGAACCCTACAAATTCGACGTACTCATTTACGACGGCGCCGACACCACCGTGCAGGACGCGATGGTGGCCTTTGTGAAGCGCCTGGCGGCGGAGGAGGGGGCTTATACCCAACTGGTGGCCGCGGGGCTCACCAACCCGGACGACCGCTTTGTGGTCAACATCATGAGCGGCGTTGTGCTCAGCGACGGCACCGCACTCACCCCCCAGCAGGTGACCTGGTGGGCCGGCGGGGCCCTGGCTGGGGCCCAGTATAACGAGTCCCTGACCTACGCCGCCTATCCCAACGCGGTGGACGTGTCCCCCAAGCTGACCAACTCCGGGTACATCGACGCCCTGACTGCCGGCCAGTTTGTCCTCTTTGCCGACGACGGGGTGGTGAAGGTGGAGCAGGATATCAACTCTCTGGTGACCTATACCACCGATATCACCGGGCCCTATCACAAGAACCGGGTGATCCGGCTGCTGAACACCGTCGCCAACGACATCTATCAGCAGTTCTCCGACGGCTACATCGGCTCCGTGAACAACAATGAGCAGGGCCGCATGATGTTCAAGAGCGCCATCGTGGGATATCTGCTGGACATCCAGGCCAATAACGGCATTCAGAACTTTGAGGCCGAGGACGTGACCGTAGAGCCCGGCGAGGCCATTGACGCCATCGTGGTCAACCTGGCGATCCAGCCGGTGGACAGCGTGGAGAAGATCTACGTCACCATCACCGTGAATTGAGGGAGGTGTGAATATGGCTTATCTGCTGGCAAAAGACACCGTCACCGGCGCGGAGGGCTCCGTGGTGGTTACCAAAGAGGGCCGGAACTATGTGGTGGCCGGTATGCGGAATATCACCACCAATGCGGAAATCCAGAGCAGCGATATGCGGGTCATCGGCACCCGCACCATCCAGGACAAGCCCAACGGGGCCAAGCTGACGGGTACCGGCAACATCTATTACGGCACCAACCTGTGGACGGACATGGTGCTCCAGTACATCCAGACCGGCGTCATGCCGGAGTTTGATATTCAGATTACCAACTCCGATTCCGCTTCGGCGACACTGGGCTCCCAGGTTATGGCCTATTACGGATGCCACCTGACCGGCACCGTGCCCCTCTCCGTTCTGAACAGTGAGGAGACCATGCTGAACTATGATTTCAACTTCGCCTACACCCGCGTGGCACGGCTCCAGGCGTTCAACGATCCGGCCCAACTGGGTAATTAAGGAGGAACCGATATGAGTAAGCTTTCCGCATTTCTGCATCCCGTCACTACCTCGGAGGAGAAGGAGGTTGTCATCTCCAACCGCTTTCAGGACGAAAGTGGCCAGCCCGTGCCCTTCAAGATCCGGGCGCTGACCCAGGAGGAGAACGACGCCATCACCCGGCAGGCCACCCGCCGCCGGAAGGAGGGCGGACAGACAATCGAGCAGTTGGACAGTGTGGATTTCACCCGCCGCATGGTGGTGGCCGCCACGGTGGAACCCGACTTTTCCAGCAAGGAGCTGTGCGACGGGTGCGGCGTCCTGGACCCGCTGCTGGTGCCCGGTAAATTGCTGCTGTCCGGCGAGTATGCCCGGCTGGTCAAGGAGATTACGAAGCTGTCCGGCTTTGCGGAGCAGGAGGATGAGGTAAAAAACTGATGGACGGGGCCGGCTGGGACACGGAGATGCTGGTGGCATATTACTGCTTCGTGAACCTCGGCTGGGCCCCGTCCCGGTATGACGCCCTCCCGTCCAGGGAGAAACGGCTGGTGACCGAGTTCGCCCTGAAAAGCATGAGAGACCAGAAGGAAGCCCAAGACCGGGCGAATCGGAGGTGAGAGCATGGCCGCAATTCGAGAAACCCTGATTCTGGAGGATAAATTCACGTCCACCATGACCCAGTGCTTACAGGTAGCGCAGAGGATGGCAAATATGCTGGACGATGTGCGGGCTTCCACGATGAATGTGGAAACCGCCGCTGCGGCCACAGCCGTACAGATGCAAGAACTTGCGGGGAAGATGACGCAGACCAACAGCCGGGGGACATCCCTGCTTGGTACGATCCGCAACCTCGCAGGCACCTTCTTGGGTATGCAGTCCGTCCGCTGGCTGGTAAACACCTCCGACCAGCTCACCAGCATCAACGCCCGGTTGCGGCTCATGACCGGCAGCGCCGAGGCGGCGGCCGCAGCCCAGGAGGAGATTTATCAGGCGGCCATGCGCAGCCGTGGAGCCTACGCCGATATGGCGGACTTTGTTTCCCAGCTCGGCACGGTAGCCGGGAACGCATTTACAGGAACGGACGAGCTGGTGGCTTTCGCCGAGCAGATTCAAAAGCAGATGGCGATCTCCGGGGCCTCCGGTGCGTCTGCCCAGGCCGCGCTGGTGCAGCTTACCCAGGGCCTGGCCTCCGGCACCCTGCGGGGCGAGGAGCTCAATTCGGTGCTGGAGCAGACCCCCATGATTGCCCAGACCATCGCGGAGTATATGGGCGTCACCACCGGGGAGATGCGGGAGCTGGCCAGCGAGGGAAAGGTCACTGCGGAGGTGGTCAAGAACGCTATGCTTGGGGCGGCGGAGGAGACCAACGCCCAGTTTGAGCAGATGCCCATGACCTGGGCGCAGGTGTGGACGATGTTCCAGAACGTCGCCATTCAAGCCCTTGACCCGGTGCTGGATGCAATCTCCTGGTTGGCAAACCACTTGGAAGAGCTCGCTCCGATTTTGGCCGGCCTGGCCGCCGGTGCAGTCGCCTTTGCGGCCGGTCTTGGGATTCAGGCGGCTGCCACCTGGATTGCGAATGGTGCAGCAAAGGCTTTTTTTACCACATTGCTCACCAACCCCCTTACTTACATTGTACTTATTATTGGCCTGGTAGTTGCGGCGATTTATCAATGGGTTCAGTCTATGGGAGGATTAGAGATTGCATGGCTTACTGTGGTAGATTCAGTGCTCTATGCCTGGGATACCGTAAAGGCTGGCTTTTTCACAGGCGTATACTTCGTCATGGATTTGTTTGACCAGATGGGACTCAAAATCCAGACAGTGGCCGTAAGCATTCAAAATTTTTTAGGTGACATGAAGGTGGGTGTTCTCACAGTACTTCAAGGAATGGTGAACGGAGCCATCGACATTATCAACTGGTTTATAGACAAGCTGAACCTGATTCCAGGCGTATCCATCGAGGCTATTCAAAAGACCACCTTCGCCGCTACAGCCTCTGCGGAGAATGAGGCAGCAAAGGCTAACCGCAACGCAGCTTTGGAGGAGGCCCGCCAGGAGGTGGAACAGAGAACCCAGGATAGGGCCGATAAGCTGGCCCAAATGTGGGCCGACCGCGATGCCAACCATGCCGCCAGACAGGCCGAAATTCAGGTGAAAAGAGCGGCTCAGGCTACTGGTCAGGAAAATCAGGCGCTTCCATCAAGCACGCCCTACGACGAGCTCTCCGGCCAGTTGGGTGATATCGCCGGGAGCGTAGGGAGCATCGAGAAGTCGGTCAAGATGAGCGACGAGGACATCAAATCCCTGGTGGACGTGGCGGAGCGGCGGTATGTGAACAACGTCAACCTGACGGCGCAGACTCCGGTGATCACGGTCAACGGAGCCAACACCGGGCGGACCGCCGCCGACCGCCAGAGCCTCGCCAATGCCATCCGGGACATTCTGATCGAGCAGACCGCCTCCGGCTCCACGCGCAGCACGGCGCGGCCCGCAAGCGGATAAGAAAAGAGGAGGCCGGTATGTCCGTCAATAACTTCGGATTGTTTTTCACGCGGGACGGTACGGTCATCCGCCTGCCGGTGAACCCGGAAAAGCTGCCCGTGGCCCGGGACAACGACAACAGCGAATACAACGTGCTGGGCATCGGCCCCATCATGATCCCCCGCATACCCAAGCTGCGGGAGGTAACCATTTCCTCCTTTTTCCCCGGGCGGGAGTTCTCTGGAAGCAATCAATGGGGCGCCTTCCACCCGCCTGAGTATTACATCCAGTTCTTTGAGAGCGCCATGAACGACAAGGCGCCCATCATCTACACCCCTGTGCGGTACTATGAGAACGGGGAGCCATTCATGACTGGCGACACCGGCTTTGAAGTGCTGGTCACCCAGTTCAACACCGAGGAGCGCGGAGGGGAGACCGGCGATTTTTACTACGATCTGACTCTGACCGAGTATCGGGATTATACCCCGCAGTCTCTTTCTGCACAGAGCGGCCGGCAGCCCGCGGGGATGCCGGTGGAGGTCACAGCGGAACCCTCCCGCACAATCCCGCAAGGACAGCTTTATGCCGGTGCGGCGTGCATTGCCAACGGCTCCTATTTTTACACCAGCTACGGGGATGAGCCCCACGGCACGGCCTCCGGACGGAGGGTATTGGTGTCACGGATTGTAGACGCCACCCGCCCCGCCAGCGTCCACATCACAGACGAGGCCGGGAATCCCCTGGGCTGGATAGACAAAAACGCCCTCCAGGTGGTGAGCGATACGTGAAGACAGAGCTGATTATTGCCAACAAGTCCGGCGGAAAGATGTGGGAGATATCCAACTCCGTGCCGGAGGTTACCTGGAGCACGGAACGCACCGGTTCGCCGGGCACACTGAAATTCAATGTACTGAAAGCCGGGGATCTGAGCTTCGCCGAGGGCGATATCGTCCGGTTCTCGGCGGACGGCCAGCTCCAGTTCTACGGCTGGGTATTTACCAAGAGCAAGGACCGCTGGGGGGAGATTCAGGTCACATGCTACGACCGCATCCGCTATCTGAAGGCCAACGCATCCTATAACTTTGAGGCGCAGACCGCCGGGGATATGCTCCGGCAGATCGCCGCCGACCTCCAGATTGACGTGGGGCAGGTAGCGGATACGGGGTACGCTATCCCGGACTTCTATAAGGAGGACGAGAGCTGCCTGGATATCCTGGGGGAAGCCATCCAACAGACCCTGCTCAACACCGGGAACATCTATGTACTGTTCGATGATGGAAACGGACTGGCCCTCCGGCAGCCCCGGGATATGGTCTCCAACGTGGTCATCGGCGACATGTCCCTGCTGACCGACTACACCTACAAGACCGACATCGACGAGCAGACCTACAACCACGTCAAACTGGCCCGGCCCAACGAGGAGACCGGCAGGGCGGATGTGTTCGTAGCGGAGGACAGCGCCACAATTGGACAGTGGGGCATGCTCCAGCTCTACCAGACGGTGGATGGCACCATGAATGACGCGCAGATACAGGCCCAGGCCCGGGCCACCTTGTCGTGCTATAACCGCCGGATGCGGACGCTGAAGGTATCCTCCCTGGGGGTGCCCGGCCTGCGGGCGGGACAGATGGTGCTCATGAAGGTGCAGGGCCTTGGGGATATCAATCTCGACCAATACGTCCTTCTGGAGAAGGTGACCCACACCTGGGCAAATGACGACCACACAATGGAGTTTGAGACCCTGGGGCTGGAACATGTGTAAGAGGTGAGTGCGTGGATCTGAAAGATGTTCTGTACCAGATGATGCAGGAGAACACCGCCGCCGGGCAGCCAACAGACCTGCGGGTGGGCACGGTGACCAGAGAAGAACCGCTGGAGATCACCATTAACCCTGCCACATCTCCCCTGAGACGGAGGCAGCTCTGCCTCACTGAGCCGGTGATTGAGAAGAAAATCCCGGTGCTGGCCCACAGGCACCGGATTCAGACCCTCTCCCACACCCATGCCAACTCGGCGGGCACCACCACCACGGGACTGGACGGCTCCTACCTGGGGGAATACGCTCTGGTTTCTGAGGGGGCGGACGCCGCCCTACAGGGGGAGGACATTGTGTGCTGGGAGGACGGGAAGAAGCTGCCTGTCAAGGACGGTTTTATTATCCTGAACCGCAGGCTGGAGGAGGGGGACAGAGTGCTCCTGCTGCGGGTACAGCACGGGCAGAAGTTCATCGTCCTGTCCCGGATTTTTGAGGAGGAAGCCTGATGCCGACTTTGCCTACATCCGCTATCGACCTGTCCGCCGGGGTGTCCTTCGTCTCCCAGCCCTCCAGGACGTGGTATATCAACAAGGAAACCAGCCGCATCCAGGGGGATTGCGACGGCTGGCAGTCCGTCCGCCAGGCCGTGGAAGTCATTCTCAACATGGAGCGGTTCCGCTGGCAGATTTATTCCCCCTACTCCGGGATGCAGTGGGATGGGCTCATCGGGCAGGACCCGGGGTATGTGGCCTCGGAACTTCAGCGGCGTATCACCGAGGCGCTGAAAATGGACGACCGGGTGCGGGGGATCTCCGGCTTTACGTATGCCGTGGAAGGGGATATGTTGAGGGCCTCCCTCACCGTGAGCACAGTATATGGAGAGATGCAGACCAGTGTGGAGGTCACTCTAAACTGACCTATCCAGATTGCACCTTGACAACCTCATAGCGAGACAGCAAAAAAATTTTGGAAAACCTCTTGACTTTTTGTAACGCATATATTAACATTAAATGCGTTACAGAAAGTAGGTGATGATTTGAGCCCACGTACTGGACGCCCTAAGTTGGATAACCCCAAAAAAATCAATTATTCTGTGAGATTGGACGCAGAAACAGAAAAAAAACTGCAAGAATACTGTGAACGCCACAATATCTCAAAGGGAGAAGCGATTAGACAGGGAGTGCATCTACTTTTGGCAACAGAAAAATAAACAGCCCGCCCCCCGGTCAAGGAAAAGCGGACTGTTTAAATCACCGCCCATAGAGGGAGGCAAATACATTGTAACACGGCCTCCCTGTCTATGGCAAGAAGAAAGAGGTTTTTTAGATGCAAAACAAACTCGACATAGATGGCGTAAGATTTTCCCTTGACAACATCGTGTCAACGCTTCAACTGGTTATGGAGGATATGGAACAAGAGCATCTTAGCTCCAAAGGTGTTCTGGAAGGAAACTTCTTCAACCGCATGGGTTCTGTGTATCTTCCTGTCCTGAATTTGATTCAATGTTCCGCCTTTGATTTGTTGAGGGAAGTGGAGGAGGCGACTGTATGAACGAACTGCAAATTTTTAATAGTGAGAAGTTTGGACGTATTCGGGCTGTGGAGCGGGGCAGTGAACCATGGTTCTGTTTGGCAGATGTGTGTAAGCCGCTTGACCTTCGGGTTTCTGATTGCAGGAAGAGACTAAAGCCAGAGGGGGTGGATACAATCAACACCCTTACGGCTGGCGGTGTCCAAGGTATGCTGTATGTCAATGAGGGCAACCTTTACCGCGCCATCTTCCAAAGCAAGAAGCCGGAAGCGGAGGAGTTCACCGCCTGGGTAACGGAAGAAGTTCTCCCGGCGCTCCGTAAGCATGGGACATACACTGTACCCGCCCGACTTGCCCCGGAAGTATCCCCCAACGCAATTGCAAACCTGATTCGCGTTACCCGCCGGGTGATGCTGGATATGGGGAGTACGCCCCAGGAGGTGGGCGCAATGGCAAGAGACGTGTTCGTCACCTGGAACATTCCGGTTCCCGTTTCCCTGAACCGCCAAATTCCCGGACAGATGTGTCTTCCGGGGATGGACGGTGCGAAGGGACTAACCGCATAACCATCTTCCCGCTGTCTCGGTATGAGGCAGCGGGATTTTTTATTGTGAGGTGAGTACATGATTGACTTTACTCAAGAGACCTATTTGAGCCTCCGTCAGGAGATGCTGGACCGGGTGCCCGATACTTATGACAAGCGGGACACGGCCCCCATCCCGACGGCCATCTCTCCGGCGGCCTACACCCTGGCGGGGTTCTATCTCAGCCTGGATCAGGTACAGCGGGCGGCCTTCGTGCAGACAGCAGTGGGGGATTCCCTGGATATGCTGGCTGTGATTGGCGGCCTGACCCGATATCCGGCCTCCGCCGCGGTACGCCTGGGCGTGTTCAATACCTCTGTGCCCATTGGAGCCCGGTTCTCCACTATCAACGGAGCGGGCTCAATCAACTTTACCGTAACGGCAGCAACCGATACGGGGAACCAGTACCAGCTTACCGCGGAGACCCCCGGCGCCATCGGAAACGAGTACACCGGGCCCATCCTGCCGATTACCGCCATTCCGGGGCTGACCAGTGCACAGATTACGGATATCCTGGTGCCTGGTGACGACACGGAGACCGACAGCGCATTTCGGGAACGGCTGATTGAGGCGCTCAATAACCGTCCCTTTGGCGGCAATATTGCCGACTACCGCCAGAACGTCCTCGCCATTGACGGCGTGGGCGGGGTGCAGGTATACCCCACCTGGAGCGGCGGTGGCACTGTGAAGCTGTCCGTTCTGGGGGCGGATTTCCTGCCTGCCTCATCCACACTGGTGGAGAAGGTGCAGAATGCCATCGACCCGCCCCCCAACCAGGGGCTGGGGCTGGGCTTGGCCCCTATCGGGGCAAAGGTGACGGCGGTGGCCCCGACAGAGTTGGCGGTGAATGTCTCCGCCACTCTCCTGCTGGCCGCCGGACATGCCATCGGACAGGTGCAGGAACCGGTGGAGCAGGCCATTGAGACATATCTGCGCAGTGTGCGGCAGGGGTGGGACGCCAACGTGTCCTCCAACAACGTGTCCTACGCTGCCGATGTGTACGTGGCCAGGGTTACCGCCGCTATCGTAGGGGTGGCCGGCGTGGTCAACGCCACCAACGTGCAGCTCAACGGCGGTACGGCAGATCTCCTCTTGACGGAGACGGGCGAAACCCAGCAGGTGCCCGTGATAGGGACGGTGACGCTGAATGAATCCAATTGAGCTGGATACCAGCCTGCTGTCCCTGTTGCCCCCGTGGTACCGGGAGGTGCTGGACTATCAGCAGATCTGCTTGACCGAACAGCAGCAGTTTGAGGCCCTGGCGGAGGAAATCGTGGGTGTGGCTGACAATTTCTTTTTCCAGACGATGGACGAGAGGGCGGTTGGCATGTGGGAGCAGGTATTCCGAATTGTACCAAACCCACAGGTGGAAAGCCTGGCATTCCGAAGGACCCGCGTGCTCAACCGCATTTCTACCCGTCCGCCCTATACCCTGGGATTCCTCTATCAAAAGCTGGACGAGCTGATTGGGCCGGGTGAATGGAAGGTCACGGTAGACTACCCAAACTACACACTTTATATCGAAAGCGCGGCCCAAAACCAGAACTACGCCACTGAGCTGGCTTTCACCATCAACCGTATCAAACCGGCGCATATCGTGTGGGTCAACGCCCCGTTTGTGCGGACGGGGCTGCTGCTCTCCGAGATAATTTCGTCCGCGCAGAGAATTTATAACTACAAGCTGGGGGCGTGGGAGCTGGGGCGGCTGCCCTTCGCAACCGACGGCCCGGAGGGAGTGATTAAGATGCCTGAGACGCCATCCATCCAGCAGGCCCTCTTGGCCGGTGTGGCGAACTTCGTCAGCGGCGATGTGGCCTCCGCCCGGGTCAACGGAACAGTTGCGATTACCGGACTGACCAAGACCGTGGAGGGGTCGGAGCTGACCGTCACCTATACCATCATGCCGTCCCAGGCCACAGAGATCACCGCCCTGGAACTGCTGGATGCAGAGGGGAATATCCTCACGTCCTCTACCGTGTATATCCCTGTTACCACGAATGTGGTCTTGAAGCACATTATCCCCGTCGCGGAAGGAGTGGTAAGCAATGGCTGAAAATCCGATCAAAACTCCGCTTCCGGCGGACTTGCCGGAGGACTGGACCGGCGGACAGACCGTGGCCCCCACCGGGGCAGAGGTGGGCTTGAGCGAGCAGCACGGCTACAACTACCTCATGGAGCAGGTCAACGCCGTGCAGACGGCCGCTAAAGAGATCGGAGAGGCATTTTCGGGACTGGCGACGCTGGGGCCCGATGGCAAGGTGCCTGGTGAGCAGCTCCCTGACATAGGTGGATTTTATGAGGTGGAGGAGGCGGTGCCTCCGGCCTCCCGGAAGGCAAATACGCTCTATGGCCTGATTCTGGCGGATTATACAGGGACAGGAGGTGAGGGGTAATGGCACAGGTCTATGTCTGGGGAAAATACAACTTGAATGTCAAATATGAGGAAGATCACTCTGCGCATGCCCCTAAACAAGGGGATATCAATAATTTTTGGGTTGGTAAGAGCTATTCCTTTAGCGCTGTGAGTGGGAAATATACCCTCAATAACGCACTTGAAATGAGTAGGGAGAATGACGCAGCTCAATACCCATATGCCATTGATGGAGCCATGGCCGGAGACGGTGTGTATTACGCGGAAGAAGCGTACGGAATTAACAAAACAGCAGGCTGGATTTCGAGCTCTGGTAAGTTGGCGTATAGAATACCTGATACACTCTCTGGGAAAATCTTCTATCCAGTCTATTATGGTGCCAAGACCATAAAAGAGAAGGGCGTGTACATTGAAGATGTGACCAGTGAATCCGAAAATACCTATCCAAAAGACGGAATTAGTGGAAGCTACTATTATGTATTTAAGTATGCAGTTCCCGGTGTGCCGTCCATCACAGTTCCAGGTGCCGCCATGATTGGCCATGCGGTCGATATTTCCTGGGAGGCCGCAGACAGCGCGGAGAGCTACAAGCTGGAGCGCAGGGTGGATTCCGGCGGCTGGACGCAGGTTTACGAAGGGGCCGGCTTGACCTATGCCGACACGGTGCAGGTCGAGTGGTCGAACGTGCAGTACCGTGTGTCCGCAAGTATTTCTGGCGTATATGGCGATCCCATATTATCCAAGACCGTGAACATCGTCCCGTCAACTACATTAAGAATATCCATGCCGGAAGGCAATATTGGGGAAATCAAGGGGGCGATAACGTATACAGCATTGAGCGACGCTCCCCGCGACGCTATTTACATTTCGGAGGTTTTTGAGAACACCTACAGCGATTACCAGAGAGAACTGACATTAAAGCCTGGCGATAGTGTAACTATCCCGGTATCCAGGTTTCCGAGCGCGGCAGGAGGACGGTTTACTGTAAAGGCAAAGGTACAAATTAGCGATAATGCTTGGGCAAATGAAAACAGACAGTTATCCTACACCAAAACGCCTACCTCAATGCCAGACAGCCCGTACCGGGTGGAGCGGCTACAGGGCAAGGAGTGCGATGTCATGCCGCAGACCTTGGCCGAAGCGGTATTTATGCCAGATGGGAAAAGCGTGGCGGCATATATGGATTTCATCAAAACGAGAGCGACAGTGGTCACCGGAAGCTATGTGGGGACTGGAGATTATAACAGTGGAACCGGATGGGGGAGCAGTAACCCGACATCACTGACGTTTGACTTTGCCCCCAAGTTGCTTATTATTGGTTGGCAAGAAACACTCGATAATGGTTTTTTCACCAGTAATTTAGGGGATCGGGTCACCTCTGATAATTACTATTCTATATACACAGGAGCTTTAACGACACAGTTTAAGCAGTATAGAGGCTTTGGTGACCCTTCCGGCAGTTATGCAAAGAGGTCATCAGACGGTAAGACTATAACGTGGTATGCTACTGGTCATGCAAACGCTCAGAGAAACGACAGAAGATACAAATATTATTACCTTGCCATCGGCTGAAAGGGGGGCCACCTATGACCATCATCCAAATAGAACCTCTGGAAAGCGGCCAGCACCCGATCCAGAGCCAGAGCCACCGGCGCGCCTGCTGGGTGGAGGGCTACATAGAGGTGCCCGTCCACCTGGAGGCCGCTGTTTGGGCGACCTATGGCTGGTGTGACCTCCAGATTGAGGAGGGGGTACTGGTGGGCATCACTCCCACCGAGCGGCCCCCTGAGCCGGAGCCGGAACCTGAGCCGCCATCTGTAGAAGAACGAGTGGCGGCCCTGGAGGAAGCTCTGGCGCAGACTGATGAAACCGCTATCGCGCTCTTTGAGAGCCGGGCCGAACAGGAATCTATCAACGCACAGCAGGACGATGCGTTGCTGGATATATATGAAATGCTAGGAGGTTGAAAGCAATGGCAGTAAAAGCAATCGCACACAGCTACTGGCGCAGCATCAAACGGGGGGCACGGACCTTTGATGGCGTCCTTGACCCCGTAAAGGAGGACGTACGCACCCTGGCGCGGGCCGACGTGGCCGATGGCGTCATCACACAAGAAGAGTATCAGCAGTACATTGGAGAAACCTACGAACCCGCCACCGAAACCGTTTAAACCGGCCAAAGGCCGTAAAAAAGAAAG